GTCGTAAATTGCTTACCGACCAAGAAGTCGAACTCAAAAAACAATTCATTAAGAAGTATGGTTCTAAAGAATGGGATTCTGTTCTTCGTATCAAAACTGAAATAGAAGCTCTTGAAAAGCATAACATCAAAGAGTTTCAACACGACTTAAAAGCAGTAAGAAGGGTACAGTTTTGGTGTTTTTTTGTAGCTGCGTTCATTGCGTGGTATTTAACTTGGGGTATTAAATAATGTTAACATTGATTTCAACTGCACTGTCCTTCCTAATGGGCGGTTTACCTAAACTGATGGACTTCTTCCAAGACAAGTCTGATAAGTCACATGAGTTAGAGTTGGCTCGTATGCAGACTGAAAGAGAACTACAGATGCTTGAGCGTGGCTATGCTGCACAAGCTAGGGTAGAAGAGATTAGAACAGAGCAAGTACAGATGGAGACACAAGCTCAGGAACGCTCTGCAATGTACGCACACGACATCGCTATAGGTCAGGGTGCTAGTCAGTGGGTAATCAACCTCAGAGCCTCTGTAAGACCCGCTGTGACCTATTTGTTTGTCTTCCTCTTAATAGTAGTTGACATTGCTTCTATCGCTTGGGCATGGTCTACTGGCGCTGCTTTTGCAGAAGCTATCCCAATGGTGTTTGATGCCGATGAGATGCAGATTCTAGCTTCTATTATTGCTTTCTGGTTTGGTACACAGGCTTTCTCTAAGAAATGAAAGTAAGCGACAAAGCTCTCGAAGTTATACGTCACCATGAAGGTGTTAGGACTAAGCCTTACCAGTGTCCTGCTCTTCTGTGGACTATTGGTGTTGGTCATGTTATTGACCCCAATCACGCAAGAGTACCGTTAGCAGAGCGTAAAGCGTTACCTATCCCTGATGGTTGGAATAGGACAATAACGATGGGAGAAGTAGATGACATTCTTAAACGAGATTTGGCTAATTTTGAACGAGGTGTCGAGCGATACTGTCCTGTTACTCTTACACAAGGGCAGTTCGATGCTCTTGTTAGCTTTAGCTTCAATGTGGGTCTTGGAACACTACAGCGCTCAACCCTCCGTCAGAAGGTTCTTCGTGGAGACATGGAGGGCGCTGCAGAGGAGTTTCTCAAATACACAATAGGTGGTGGTAAGGTTCTAAAGGGATTAGTCAATCGTCGCAATGACGAAAGAGCTTTGTTCTTGTCATAATTGTGTAGTATATTACACATTTTTGTACATTATAAGAAACAAAAAAGCCCTCCGAAGAGGGCTGTAAAGTACTACACACACAAGGAATTATAGACTGAAGCGTTTAGCATGGACTTTGGCATGACAATTCCGACAAAGAACAACACACTTTGCAGCTTCTTTTAAAAAGGTATCAAACTTGCCTACTCTACTGGGGTCTTTATCCTTAGTAGATGGGTCTGTGTGGTGCATATCTAAACAAGCTGAATCATTCTCACCGCACTTCACACACCCTCTAGCAGCTTTCCAATCTGAAATCTTGCGACGTTCTTCTGTAAAATAACCACGAGCTTGTTCAAGGTTATTGTCTCTCCATTTCTTTGCAGATTTGTTGACACAGTCTTTACACGCTGAACGAGGTTTACTATGAAAAGCCCCTAAGGGCTTCTCTAGTTTACAAGAACTACAGGTTTTCAAATCTCACATCCCCCTGCTGTACAACTCAAGGTTTGAGCGCCTTCCACATTATCGTCATACTCTTTGAAGTTCTCCCAATCTACTGTAGTCGGAACTAGTTGTTTCAACTGGTTGTAAGTCTCTTCATCACACTCCTCGTATGGGGCTTGCTTATAAGTTCCACCATCCATCGGTAGGAAAGACACACCAGTAACTTCATCGAAGTGCTTAAATGTCCAAGCTCCGACATCCATCCACTCATTCTCTAATACAGAAATAGTTACTGAAGGCTTATGCTCACAGTAGTGACGCTGGAAAATCAACCATAACTTCAAGTGTTGAATAGCTGATAAGTCTTCACGCAACAGTCCACCTTCGGCTACTGCTACAGGGAAACTAAATACTGTAGTTGATTCTGGCTTCATCACACAAGGCTCTGCTACAAACCCAGCTTGAATCATAAACTGTGTTAGTGGGTCTTTGTTATCAGCTCTGACACGACGAATATAATATTTGCTGTGCTGAGGATGAATACCAGAGGCAGTAGAACAGAGCTGCGAGACTGTCCCTTCTGGCTTGACAGCAGTAACAGCAACACTCTGATTAATTCCAATAGCGTCAGCGTAGAAAGCGTTAGTAGAAACAGCAAGGTCACGTAGTGCCTCCAATCGTTTAGGTAAGTCTACATCATCAGGATTATTCAACAATACATTATCACAGATACCAGTCATAGACACACCTAAGAGTGCTTCTTCTTCAGTGTTCTTCTGCCACACTTTACGCAAGTAAGGGAAGTCTGTTAACGACGCTTGGAATGTACCCAAGATTGTAGCAAGACGAATCTTATTAGCAATAGTCTCTTCAGTGTCGTCAGAGCGAATGATACAAGAAGACAGGTTACAGAATTGGTAGGGACGTAAAATTATTTCTGAGCACGGATTCGTGCCAAAGGCGTAAGTCGCATCACGTCGTCCATTCTTAGCTGCTTGCACTTGAGAAGCCTGACGATTAAAGATACCACGCTCACCACTGTGTGATTCATAGATACTAGACCACTCACGCATGAACTGACCGATAGATGGTGTCTCTAAGTACGAAGCAGAGTTGTTTGCCAATGCTCGTTGAGCTTGACCATCCCACCAATTACCTGCTTTAGCGTGTGCCATCTTATCATCAGATAAGTCTGACAAGCTAATCATTGCTGACCGTCGGACTCCACCCACAACAACAACTTCCCCGATTTTGCACAGAATATCATGGCACTCAAGGGAACTGAGACGGCGACCAACTGCTCCTTTAAACTTGGCAACGCAAAACTTATAAAGTTCTTCCAGAGGTCCGGGTCCACTTGCTCGTCCACCGAAAGTTTTAAGTCTGGCACCTGCAGGTCGAACTCTCGATACGTCGAACTTTGGAATCTCGCCAGAGTACAAAAGAGCCAAGAGCTGTCGTAACGATTTTGCCCATCCTTCTTTAGAATCCGACACAACAATAGTAGTCTTACTGTCAAACAACTGCTCCGGCACTTCAGGTAACTTTTTAACATATTGTTGCTCCACAGAGAATCCAACACCTGTACCACAAAGCAAGATATACATCGCTTCATCAAATGCTTTAGGGTCATCAATCGGTAAATAAGAGCAGTTAAACGCAGCTACGTTCTGACGCTCTAGTGCTGGTCCTGCTGTCATAATCGCTCGCATAGACGGAACTACGTCCAGTGCGTTTACTGCTGTTTCTAGTTCTGCACGTAATTCTTTAGTGAGTGTATAGTTTTGTTTTGTGGCTAAGTGTTTCTCCATGAAGTCAAAGTACCGTGCCACTGTTTCGTTCCAGTGCTCACGACGACCTTTATCATCGAGATACCGACTGTAGCGGCTCTTAGCGATGAAGGTGTTATACGGAGTCATTGTGTATGCTGTCATTGTTATTTAACTTCCTTTTCTAGTTTATCGGCATTGTCCTCGATACGGTCTGAGAACATTTCTACTATGTCTTCACTGCTGATGTTTAAAAGCTCTAAGAGTGTTATCTCATCTAAGGCAGTCAATCGTTCTTTTATTTCATGCAACAGTAACGGCATAGTCTTTCTTTCTATTTGTTGTAATACATATCGTTTACTTCATCGTAATGCGTGATTAGGTATTCGATATAATGCTGTGCTTTTTCTAAATCCTGACGCCCTGCTTTGTAAGGAAATCGAAGTAAGTATTTTAACACATTTGCCGACCAAGGGTCAAGTCCGTATGCTGCCATGACATCCCAAGGCTGTATAGCGGCTACTTTGTAGTGATTACCGCCTACCTGCCTAGAAAGACTATCTCCGGGGTCTTCCTGACCGTCCTCAAACTGCTTTCGTACCTCTTCCCCACGCTTTGCGTAAATCTCTCGCATTGCTTCTGTGACAGACTCTTTAACCACTTCTTTTCTAAACTCATCGTACTCAGTTAAGACATCATAGCCATAATGTGCTGGCATTGCTTGTGGATATGTGCTCATACTAATCCTTTCACTTCGACTTTTTTCTTTTCCAAAGCTGTCGTTCCTTGCGCCCACGTACCGCAGGATTTACACTGATACCGCTGATACGTTCCAGTAGATGAAACTGCTGTTCCACGTTTCTGAAGATGCGTTTGTCCACAAGATGGGCAACCTTGAATATCGCTGAATAGATTACGGTTAGGAGCGTTCTTAATCCAAGGTAGAAGTGTATTGTAAAGGTCTTCCAACAAAATAACATCTTGTATATTATAATCTTCCATCCGCTTCCACGCATCTTTATCTCCGTTCATGCACTTGACCCACAACTCATGTCCTTCGTGAGCGTGTTTCTGTCCTAAACCTAAACGTTGTGCTACATAGTCTAACTTGTTGCTAGGAAAACGAAACTGGCTACGAACCACACGCAGTAAATCAATTTGTTTATAAGGCGATGGTGGACTATAACGATGTAAGAGGAATTCCTTGTTAAGCGTAGGAATGTCAAACTTAGTACCGTTATAATGCACCACAGCGTCAGCTTCGTTGAGAAGTCCATGAATACCTTTCAACATGGCTTTAGGTTTAGATTGTTGTACAGAATCAAACATCATCTCATCTGAATTAAGCCACTTAGCTGCGTAGCATAAGACATAAGAAGATTCCATCAACTGATTGATACTGACGTTTTGCTGCCACAGGCCCCAAACATGGGCTGTGTTAGGACTTGTCTCAATATCTAGTAGTAGAATTTTCACTGTTCATCATCCTCAAATAAAGAATTTAAAGCATTATTACGTTGACGATTACGAAGCACCATTTCTACTTCAGCGGGAGTAATGTACTGGTCTCTGATGCGTCCAAAAGGATGCTCAGTAACGAACAACACATTGTCTGACAAAGCATAACCATATCGTGCTGCTAAGAAGTCAGTAAACTTAATCACTAACATATGCCATGATTCACAGTCATCAACTCTAAACTCTGACATATGCGCACCGTCTACATCTTCTAATTCAAACTTCAGGGACATTGTATCCACTATGTTTCTCCTTGTTTGCAATAATCATTAATAAAACATCAATTTGTTTCTTTAAGTAAGCGTTCTCTTCTTCAAGCCAGAGTAGTCTTTCTTTTAAGATACTGATTGGTGTACTCATGCTGCCATCAAATCAAACAACAACTCTGCATCTATTACCGCTAATGGAGGTTTACCATTCTCTTTGATGATAACGATTGGTTCTCCGTCACCGTGAGACTGGCACTGCTCGTAGTAGCGATACACTGCTATCTTTGCTAAAGACTTACATTCAAATGTTGCTGGTAGTTCTTCTTTAGCAAACTGAGACATCACGACATCTTCTCCGTGACTACCCATCGGACAACTGCGTAAGTCCTTGTCCGTCAACTGCGGGTAACGCTTCAGTAGTTCCGCTACCACCCACTTCTGCAAGTTTCTTCCCTTTGCTTTTGCGCTTTGTGTTTTCAAGGGTGATTGCCTTTCGTTTAGTAATCATTTGTTTTGGAATGGTAATACTGTTGTTACACATTCCTTCAGTAATCGTTCCTGCTAATTCTAGTTGTTGGTCATCTTCAAACACTACAAAACCAACTGTCTTACATTGTAAATCTTCACGCTTAGGTTCATGCCACTCGCCTTGTGCTAAAGCGTCTAACCACTCAACTAAGACAAGTTTGGAGCTTGCCAGACTTGGTTGGGTTCTCTTTGGAGCCACAGCAACTGCCCGTTCTCCAACACTCGCTGCTGGTCGCCCTCGTAGGCTTTGAGGACTGCTTGATACAGTTCGTTTTCGTTTGTACATTTCTCTAACACCTTTTTAGCTTTAACAGGACCAATGCCTTTTAGTCCGACAATGTTATCAATCCTATCGCCAGTTAGTATCTGAGTGTAGAAAGCAGTTAAGCCTTCAAACTCTGTGACATAATACTTTTCTTTCTTGCGGTAGTTGTAATGCCAACCTCTAAACTGGTTCAAGTCTTTGTCGATATGTACCATGATGGATTGGTCTTCAGGAACTGCATAAGCGGCGATACCGACTGCATCGTCAGCTTCGATACCCTGCACTACTTCAAAGCCCCAAGAGTTCACTAGGTGGTCTCTAAGAGCCTGTAGATGCACAGGCTTCTCAGCTATCCTCTGACCCTTGTATGGAACTGTAACTGCTATCGACTCTCTAAAGTTGCCTTTGCCCGTTAGGAAGCCCTTGTAGTCTTCACAGTCTAAGTCCATACAAAGTTCAGTCATTGTTTGCTCCAGCCGTGACAACGCAATCTTTTCCTCTGTATCGTTGCTAGAGAAACCGACTGCGTAGCACAGACTGTCTGCATCAATGAGTGCGGTTATCACAGGATGTCGTCGTCCAAGTCGTCATCTTTGGAATCACCGTTGGCATCATACTTCACCAAATCAGTAATCACAATCTTAGCCAATGAAGCACTAACACCTTCTTTGTTCTTCCACTTCCAGCTATACGGCTTAATCAAAGCAACAGCTTTAGAACCGTTACCAACTGCGTCTTTAATCTCAGTACCATCTTTGTCAAAAGGCTGGATAGCGTAGTTAGACTTCACTGTCAAGAACCAACCCTTCTCAGGCTTGTCTTCACGCTTACGTGGTGCAAGACCAATAGACTCTAACGCTTCTACAGCAGCTGTTGAGAGGTTCGCTAAGTCGCATTGAAACTTGCCACTCATCTCATTTACTTTATCAAAAGAAGCCCATTGAACTTCTGCTTGAATCTTTACTGGTTTCATTTCCATTTAATTCTCCTTATCTACTACGGTTTAGAAATACTGCTTGGTTATTATACAGCAACTACAAAATTAATGCAACGATTGATTATGATAGTCAATACTATCTTCTAACGTACCGTCCTCAATGTCCAATACTGCATCCTTTAACAGCTCGTATGTCTCGTCTAAATCAAAGCTAGAACTAAGTGAATAAGTCCCATCTTTGTATGCAGACACAGCTACCATCCCTAGTAGATTCTCGTCTTTTTCTTCAGTCATCTTTAGTATTCCATCGTTTTAAATATAAAAAAGCATTTTCAACCAGCTTTACGCTGTCTTGTAATAACCCTAGTGCTCTATTGCAATTATGACACAACAAATCCCGGACTTGTCCTGTTTCGTGATTATGGTCAACCACTAGCCTTTCAGTGTGGTTTTTGTTCCCGATACAAAAGCCTTCTTCACCACAAATCTTACACTTATAGTTCTGTTCTTTCTTCTTAGCTTCGTACTGCGCTTCAGTCATGTCATAGTGTCTTTTGTAGTACGAGTTCTTTCCTCGGCATTTATCAGAACAATATCTTTGACTGGGCGCAAGCGGAGTATAGACGATTTTACACGTCAAACAGTCCTTGTCTTTAAAATACGGATTAGGATATTTGTTCAATGCGATTCGCTCCAGTTCGTGCCTACACTGTATTCAGCATCCATAGGACAACGTGTCTTTAAAACCACCCCTGCAATCCTTGCTGCTTCGACGGCTGTTTTACCAACGATTTCAGCGTAGGCTTGCGGAGTCTCAATCTGTATTTCATCGTGTACCCATGCAACAAGTCTATAAGGTATCTTGTCTTTCCTGAGCATCTTCGTTGTTTCGATAATCCACTGTTTGGCAACAATTGCTCCAGCTCCTTGTAGCAAGGTATTGACTGCCGAATGTGCGGAACGTATGTTAAGTCTCCTACCGTCAAGACCCGGTAACGTCCCCGTTGCAGACATTCTTTCAACCTTGTCACGAAGACTTTTGAGTTTTGGCATTGCTTTGAGATACCGATTAATAACGGCTTGTCCTTCTTGTGCCGAACAACCAAGAATCTGACCAATCTTTGCGCCACCCGCCCCGTAAAGAAATGCGAACCCAAAACGCTTTGCTTCTCCCCGACTGGAAAGACCCGCTGCTTGGCGGTTTTTCTCATGAATGTCTCCTGATAATAATGTTGTTGTGTAATCATCGTCTTGCATATAATGCGCCAAACAACGTAACTCTAACTGTGCTAAGTCAATGCCTACGATAGCGTTTCCTGCGTCAACTGTCCATAATGCACGACACTCTTTTCCATAC